GTGAGCGATACCACCGCGACGGTACAGGGCATAAAGGTTTTCGTAGGTTACCTGCTCAGGGAAGCCATACTCGCACCATGCAGAATGGCGCTTGTTGTCCAGCCCCATTGTTGGCGCCATCAGCCCCATTCGGGCGCGAGCCTTCCGCGCATCGTTCAACGCATGGTTGACGGCGAGAGTTAATTTGTCAGTCATGGTTTGTCCGTTTGGTTAGCGAAGGCGTTTTGGAATCATCATCCCGGCCATCTGGCCCTTACGCTTAATGTGACCGTCGAGGCTGTAGCGAATGCCATCCCAGCAGTGTTCGTAACCGTCGGCGAGCTTCGGCAACACCTCACCGGTGATGCGGTCCGTTTTGTACGACCACATGCGAGCCTCGCGTGCTACGTTCTTGCAGCGTGGATGGATAATTATTTCGTCGAAGCCGCGAAGATGGGCGATCCCGTCTTCAACACTTCCCTGCCATTTTTCGGCAGCCGAGATGTTGAAGCCCTGCCGCTTGAGATAGCTAATCGTCTCGGGTCGAGCGGAGTCGGCCTTGATGGGCCAGTCACGCGATCCGGGGATTGTGTCGTACAGCTCAGGCATGTGGTCGAGCTCTGTCTGCTGACCGTATGCCTCGTATTCGATGTAGAGCCGGTTGTGCAGGATGAACGAGCGAACTAGCGTGTTGGGGTCTTTAGCGAAACCGAAGTCAGCACCGAAGAACAACCGTTCAGCCTCTTTCCATAGATTTTCCGAGAACTCAGCGATCCGGTATTTCCCGGCCAGCACCTGCTTATCAGAGTTTTCGAGGTAAGCACCCTCCCACACCCACGCGTATGTTGCCGGGTCTAGGCGGCGCTGATCGTTCTGCCGCTCGCCCTCAAGCACATCAGGGAACCACGGGTTATCCGTGTAGTTCATCTCAACGGTTATGCAGTCGTCGCCGGCTTCTTTGCGGAAGCGCTTATCCGTGGCGCTACCGTCGCGCTCCGGGTTCCACGTCACCCAAATCTCTGAGCCTTCTTCACGAACTGTTGGGCTCAGCTTCTGCCAGGCTATTTCGCTGACTGATTCAGCCTCGTCGACCCAGCACAGCAGAATGCGCGCTTTCGACTTGATGCTGTCGAGGTTATGCCGCAGACCGCAGAACACGTAGTTAACGCTCTTGTCGATGGTGCGGATGTACTTCTCGCCGATATCAAAGTTGGAAGCGAGCCAGGGAACAGACAGGATCGCCTGTTTCACTTCCTGCATGCTCGACTCTTCCAGCGAGTTCATGAACTCACGCGCACAGAGCACCACGCCGCTCTCACCATTCATCATCGACTGATACGCCTTCACGGCAGTCATCAGGGCGAAGGTGCGCGTCTTGGCGCTACCACGTCCACCATGCGAGCACCGGTAACGCTTATTCACGGCGGTGAACAGCGGCGCAAGCTTCGCGGGGATCGGCAGTTGAACGGCGTTACTCATGCTTTGGCTCAACAGGCAGTAGCTGGATGATTGTTGGCTGCGGCGTCATGCTGCCATCAGGGCTTGTATGCTCGACTTTCTGGCGATTAGTGTAGGCATCGCCCATTTCTTTGGCGGCCTGCTCGATAAGCTGCGAGGTCATGCCGTAGTTCTTCATCTTTTCAGCATTGGTCGCCATTCGGTCGAGAACGCGCAATCGGTACGCTTTATTTGCGATCGGGATGTCGGCGATCTCATTCTGGAATCGTTTACGGGTAGCGTTGAACAGGTCAATCCACTTCTGGCTCAACTTGGCCGCCATTGCGTTGCCGGGCGTATATTGCGACACCTGCTGCCGCGAGACATCGATGCCGTATTCAGCCTTTACAAGCTCAATGACTTTTACTGGCGGCTCGTAGCAGGCGAGCGATTGAACGATGAAGGCTTTAACCTCTGTCGATAATGCTGCCATCGGTTACCTCCATGACAATCCTAATAAAGTCTATGCCAGCTTCAACATGCACGTCCCGCATGACCTGGCTATATCGATGTGAGCCACTTCTGCTGGCGCATTGGCCGCATCAACGAGCTCCTGCACTTCTTTGCTTGCTCCGTATCGACGTACAACACCAGTGAATTCTTCGACGTCGTGGCCGCGTAGTGTAAGCACTGGCTGCCCGGTCTCTTTGTTGAACCTTGGCGCACCGAAATCATCGGTGGCCTGGGCGATGTGGTAAAGCTCGTGCTCTACAAGTGCGCAGAACTCGAGGTCACTGCATTGTGAGCAGTAGTCGGCCGCCAGCGTGATGATGAACTTCGGGATGCGCCCGAACCATTCATGCATCTGCTGTTCCATTCTGGCTTTCTGCCAGCCACCGGCGCGCAGCATTACCTGTTCAGCCTGGCCGAGAACATAGCGCCCCTTCTTCGCGAACGAATCGGACGCCCACATGAAGCAGAGATCAGCCTCTAGCAGGTGTTCGTGGTCAGAGTTATGGATGCTTCCATTATCACTGAGGATTTGGCGGCTTACCCACTCATGCACTTCATTGGCGGGAATGAGCCGGGTGTATGGCTGCCAGTTGTCGGAGGCGATGAAGTTAACTGGCGGATAAGGCCTGCGCTCGTCATCGTTAGCCATGGGTTACTCCGTTGTTTGATCTGCTGGCTGTTCTGTCTGCTCAGCCGTTACTGGCGTGAACTCCACTCGCTTCACATCAGCAGGAGCGAAATACAGCCACTGGCCTGTTTCGGTCGCCAGCGGCACAAAGCCGTTAACCAGCTCAGGCTGACGTCGTGACATCTTGCCCGTGAAGGTTTCGCCTGTTTGGGTGGTTAGCGTGATTTGGTAGATGTCGGACATTGAGAGCCTCTTTATCCGCTTGTGAAGTCCAACATGTTGGACAAAGTGATTTCTGCATTAAAGACCACTCCTGATGGAAGGGATCCGCAGCAAAATAATTAGAGACCACTATAGAGCCTGAGATTCGAAACTGACTTAGGTTAAACATTCGGAACCGTACAACCTTAAGAAGGAGAAATCATGCAATTCATTAATAGTTTCGCACCAGGAATCAACGACATCATCCATCTCATTTGTCTGCTGATTGCACAGCATTACGGCGTTCTTCAATACTTCTAATCCCCGCCTTATCCAGATTGCACTGCCCCAGCGCCGTATAGAGCTGAGCGTTTAACTCCAGACTTGCCTGCCACGTGAACGGAACCACCATTCCGGGGATCGGAGTGTCTGCGGTAAGGTCAGCGCTTATCGGCACCACCGGGGCCGGTACGTAAACTTTCTGCGTATTCCCGCAAGCTGTCAGCAGCGGCAGAAGGAACAAGCTGGTTAGCGCACGGATCGCCTTCAAGCGCCTTCCTGATGTAGACAATGCGCGTTTCGCCTTTATGGGCCAGTTCGTTCTTTGCATTCTGGGTAGCCTGTGAGATGTCACGGATGAGGTTCATTGTGGTGATCACGTTATTGGTGATCGCCTCGGATGCTTCAGCCCGGACCGTTGCCTTATCGCGCTGGTCCCTATATTCCAATGCGCTCTGTCTATAGTGGCGCATAATTAATGCCATCAGAGCAATCAGTGCCACGACTACTATTTGCACCCAGTAACGCTTGACCAGCGCGCCAATCACGACAGGAACAGAGCGCGCTCCGCCTCACGCCGACGGGTCAGACCGTTCAGGACTTTACCGCCAGCTTTATTCCAGCGCAGGAACTGATCGGCAGCGCCAGCGTAATCACCGGCGTTGAGTTTTCGCAGAAGAGTCGATGTCGACAGCGACCTGGCGCCGAGGTTGTACGTGAACGACACCAGGGCGTCGAATTGCCCCTGAGTCAGGCCAACTTTGACCAGGCGGGACACGTCGTTTTCATAGCTGACTAGCCCGGTCTTCAGCAGACGTTCTGCTGTTTCCTGCTTAATCGTCATCCCGGCGCGGATTGGTTTTCCGTCGACAGACTGGGTCCAGCCATAGCCGATCGTCCATACGCCGACACTGTCCTGGTAGGCGTTTAGCTTGCAGCCTTCGAATTCTTTGATCAGGGCTATCCCCTTTTCGCTGGTTTGCATG